GCAACTGTAATTGTATTTATAGCGGTTGCTCCTCCGCTATTTGAAGAACCAGTAATATTAATAACGATCATTCGTGTTGCGCTGGCCGTTCCTAATGCCTGACTAGAAAACGTGTACGCAGTAGCACTAGATCCTGTCACAGCACTAGCAGTAAAGGCGGCTGTTACAGGAGTGGATGAATTATAAGATGAGTACATTGGCATCAACATTATTGCAAAGCCACCACATTAAGGTGTTTAAACGAGCCAACTACGGTACTGTAGAGCATAAAGTCGTGGCCGTTCGTTGTCGTTAAATCATCGCCCGTGACAATTGTATAACCAGAAGTAGTCAGCGTTCCAGCCGATCCATTATTTGTATACTGGAGAACAATAGTTGAAAGTTGCGCTTGCGGAGCCAGAGTATGTGCGCCTCCGTTAATACCAGCTTGTATGTTCCCATTTACAGCCGATAGAGTTTCGGTTCCACTAGTGTTTGTTCCGACACTAAAGGCTGTCTGTTGAAACGCACCAAAGCCTGTACCAATTCTAATCCCACCAGTTCCTGTGCCATTCAGGGTGAGATTGGTGTTGGCTGTAATTGTGGTTATTGTGTCGGTTTTTAATGCAGACATTTTTTAATCCTTTAAGGTGCAGTAGGCCAAACAATATCATCAGGGTCAGACTTACTAGCAGGTAAATTGCGCAGGGTTTTTCGATGCGCCGTCCAAGCATCTGACATAGTTACGTCTGAGTTTGCCATCCAATCAGACTGAGCAAGTAACCCATCACGTTTAGTTCTAATTGCTGCCCACTTACCAGCCAAAATATCTGCGGCTAGTTGGTCCGTATCTTTAGATGCAGTGTCACCACTTACGTCCCAGTAAGCCAATTGATTATCTAAGCCTTGAACTACCTTGCCGCCATAAGTAACGACATGAGCATCAGCTTCAGATTTGTTATCAAAGTCTTGGTATTTTGTAATAGCCCCACCATTGTGGGAGACTACGGCTGTAAATTCTTTCATTTTAATCTCCTATTGAAACATAACTGCTATTGCGCCATGCGTGAACGTGCCGCCACTAAATTTTAATTGTGTTAATTCAGCCGAGAGAGCTTTTGCCCCGCCACCAACCGCTCCATCACCGTTATCTGCAGAAGCCTGATTGCCTGTTTTCAGAGCGTGAGACTGAACCCACTTGAAAGTGCTGGTTTTTTGTAAGTTTAGCGTCATTGTACCAGTAATTGGACTTGTGCTGTCTTGAGTTCTAAAGTTAAACCCAGCGGATGATCCAAAACCTGTGATGGCTGTGTTTGTCCACAAAGCCTGGGAGCCAGATGTATAACCGCTAGTCTCAATTCCACCAGAATCTCCAATTTGAACTAAAGCAGTAATACCTCCAGCGGAAAATCTGACCTCGCTAAACATAATTACAACTTGTGTAACTCCAGTTGGAATTGATCCAAAAGTTACTGAAGTTCCTGACGTTGTGTCTTGCAGAGCCGCTACAGTAAACCCACCCGCCGCTGCAAAAGACAGCACCCCAGAGCCGTTGGTAGTCATAAATTCATTCGCACTGCCGTCAGCCGCTGGATAGGTTAATCCGTCAATAGTTACAACTCCACTACCCTCTGGAAGGAGGGCTAAGTTGCCACTGAGAGCCGTGACTGCATCTGTTATAATCGTGGACAATTTCTATCTCCTACATAAATACTATAGATATTTTTCCAAGGTCAAAAGTCCCACCGCTAACTTTGACTTGAGTAAGCTCGGCAGATAAACTTTTAGTGCCGCCACCACTAGTAGAGCCGTGGCTACTGCTATCAGATCCACCCGACACTGACTCAACCCACGTAAAATTATCAGCATCTTGAAGTGTACAAATCATTGAGCCAGATGCTGCGTTAGCTCCCTGACCTTGGCTGTACATCAAAAAACTATCCGTAACATGAACATCAGTGGAAACGTGCATAGCACTAGAAATATATCCGCTGGATTCGATCCCACCCGCATCACCAATTTGGACTTTTATATTTGCGCTACCTGAAAAACTAACAGTAGTAAACGTAACAATAATCATTTTTACGCCCGCGGGAATTGAACCAAACGTGACGGAAGTGCCAGAAGTTGTTGCTTGTACGGCAGACTGTGTAAGACCTGGAGCATCAATAAAGGACAGCACGGAAGAGCCGTTACTTTTTATGATTTGACCTGCACTGCCGTCTGCATGGGGCCAAGTCAAACCATCAAGAACCAGCTTGCCAGAACCTGTTGGGATAACCGCTATGTTTCCGTTCGTGGACTTCTCATTAACTGTGTCTACTTTTAATATACTCATGTTATATCACCACAAAAGTTGCGCCAGAGGCGAGAGTTAGTGTCACACCAGAGGCTATTGAAAACGGGCCTGTGCAGCTACCATTGTCGGTGGCAACCATCGTTTGGCTTGTGTTTAATATCGCTTCGTTTACTCTTATAATATCACCGCTATTTCCAACAGAGGCTCCTGAAGCACCTTCTCCTAAGAAAGCACCGCCGCCTCCACCGCCCGGTTTAGTACCCGCCAAACACCAACCTGTTTGTCTATATGTGCCACTTCCATACTCTACAAACTCAAGCTCATCTCCAGCTTCTGTTGTAAAGTTTTGTGCTCCAGCAAGAATGAGGTTGGTGCTACTATGTGTGAGTTGGCAAGCACCGTCAAAGTGAAGCTTGATAACCGTACCAGCCCCACCAGTGGTGTTAATGCTGGTAATAGTTGTAGTGCCGGTTACGTCAAAGTAGTTACCGTCCTTTTGAACCGCTAAAGCAGTAGCAGATGCGACATCAGCACCTTTAGAGAACTGTGCCTGACTATCGTTGGTAGCAATGTTTCCACTAGCCGTAAAATCACCAACAACTGTTACATTAGTAGTTCCCGTAGGGATTTCTAGAACGTCAGCATCCGCATCATTCTTAATTGTTACGTCGTTAGTTGAGCCTTGGCCCGTAAGAACTAACCCTTCCACAGAAGTGTAACCTATGGCAGCATCATCTCCAGCGGCTGTGTCTCCTGTTACATTAAGAGTTCCTGCCGCTGTAATGTCTCCCGAAGATAATATAGTAGCTAACTGCAAGTTTGAAATAGCATCTATAACAGCCGCTCCAGATCCCGCTCCGTCCATGTAAACAATTGCAGACTTACCGTTTGCAATTGTTATGTTAGCTCCAGAACCTTGTGTTAGTATTACAGAGTATGGTCCACTAGAACCAGAATCTGTAGTTGCGTTAATCATAATGAAAAACGCTGATGTTGTGTTTGGAGCTACCGTGACCGTGTTGTTTGCACCAAGGGCTCCTGTAAACTTAATTACACGGTACATACCATCCTGAAGGTTTTCAGTGCCTGATCCAGGAGAAGCTTCTCGAACAGTTAACGTATGAGTTGACCCAGAAAGACCTACTGACTTATACGAAGCAATACGATCTAAAATATCTATGTTGTGATTGGTGGTATCGCCCCAAGCTCCAGATTGTTCTCCAGAGCCTATCTTCTCAATACCAAAACTAGTTGTATATGATGATGCCATTATTTTATTCCTATGCCGCTATCTTAGTCCAATTAGGTGCTTGTGTGTAGGTTATTGGGTTCCATCCAGCTATTTGGCCCGGATTAATTTCTTCCCATATAAGAACCCGTCCTACAGCGGTTGCGGCCTCTACTCCTGTAACCGGAACCGTTATATCTATCTGTACATCACTAACAACCGTAGCCGCAGAAACTCCCGTGACCGAGACGTTGGCTAAACCCGTTGCAACTGCTGTTCCTATAGCAGCAGCCGCAGAAACTCCCGTGACCGGAACCGTTATATCTACCTGCACACTACCTACAGCAGTAGCAGCAGAAACTCCCGTGACCGGAACCGTTATATCTACCTGTATGCTACCAACAGCGGTAGCAGCAGAAACTCCCGTGACCTCAACAGTAAACTGGGTGTTCCACGCACCTGTGTTCCAAGCACTTCTTCCCCATCCGCCAAGATTAGGGTTGTCAGCCATTAAGCAATCCTAATCAATGCGTTGTTAGCGTCATTTGCTGGCATGGTAATCGTAAAATCTCCTGCACTGGATGATTTGTCTGCTCCAAAGTTAATCACACAAACAGAAGGTTTGGCCGCGTGTGTGGTGTTTCCAGCCGTCCCTGCATTAGCTAAAGTGGAGTTGTATATCAAAGCACCACGAGCACTACTAATAGTAGCCGTTGAAAAAGTCACGTCGGCCATATCAATAAAAGCAGTTGGGACAGCACTACTATTATCCCCAAGACCAATCGTAGCACTCGAAATAGAACCACCGCCTGAAGTGTAGTTAGTTCCGCTCACTTCATTTCCCGTAGTAAATCCAGTGGTGTCTACCGAGATGGACGAACTATTTGTAAACATAGCCAGCTTAAAGGTGTCCGCTGCTATAGAACTACCGTCTCCACGAGAATGCGTTGTCCAAAAATGAATTCCTGCATTTATCTCTTTTTTGTACGTACCGCAAATACCAGATGTTCCTACAGCCATTACAGCCTCCTTATTATTTCTGCCATGTCTTCATGACCTTGTTGTTTCATCAAAGCCCAGATCGTCGTTCTCTCGCTTTGACACATCTTATTCATATAATATATCAATATTTCTTTCAAACTCTGTCTGTGAGCATAAGCCTGATCTCGTATGACGGGAGGAGCACTGTCCGAAACCATCATTATCTTGTTTAAAGCCATCTCCGCCACATCTTCGGGCGAATGACCCCCATTGTTACTTGTAAAGACTAGAGCATTTCCCAATTCACTAACACTAGCAGGATCCGACATCAAACAACATCCTTACGTACACGGTCGTACCGGTACTGATCACGAGTTTGTTTTCCCTCACCTAAGTTCTTTAACCATTGAATAGATTCTAAGAAACGGTCTGTGTACTGTTTTAAGATATCCGGTTCTCCTTTCATAAAGGTGTAAGCCTCTACGAGGCTACCGTATAAAAGGGCCAATTCAGCATTGTCGCCCAACCAGGTTGTTCCGCTGGCAACCGTGGTTATAGAATCTGGGCGATAAAAATAATGTAGCTCCATTGTAAAATTAGCATTTGGAGTAGGGGCTAACAGAAAAGTAGATTCGTCCCAATCTGCATAGTACTTAGGAACACCCGTTGTGGCAGGGTTGGGTGTAAAATCCTGCAACATGGTGACCTGTTTATAGATAAGAAACTCTTTGCTAGAAGAATTTATTACGCTCAATGAATTTTGAGACAGAAAGTCGGTTGGTTTTTGCAAGTAAGAATTTCCAGTAGAGGCGGCACCTTGAGAAGACTTACGAAAAACGTCTAACTGGCATTCTTTAAAAATTCTTTCTTCAGCGTTAATAATAAAACGAGGTAACTGATTAACAAAAGTTGTTTCCGTGTTTTGTGTGTAGTCCTGAATTGCTGTTTTTAGTGTGGTAAATGTATATGCCATATCAAAAACTCATTTCGTAACGTTAACAGGACCGGCACTAGAAAAAGAACCACCCCCTGCAACATTTCCTGTAGTAGCTGTTCCACTGTTAGCCGTGAAGGAGTAAAAAATAGATTGAAAGTTTGTACGCAAATCCCCTTCAATAACTGTTATTGGATATCCGGAAGAAGATTCAAGAACAGACTCTGTAAAACCGTCAAAATCTTTGACTTCTCTAAATCGAACCACGTCGCTGGTAGAACGCCCATGACCCGGTTCTAAAACTGTGATAACCGCAGAACCGCTGGAAGACGAAGTAAACGCATTAGCGGGCAATAAAACTTCTACTGCCGGTTCTTCCCTGTCGGGGCGAGGATCTCGAATAGCTTGTGGATCCCCCTGTGCTTTTACAGGCATGAGTTGAGGTTGCTTTGCCTCCCACTCATCCTTACCAACTAGCATACCAGTCCATTCCTTCCGCATATCTCGTAAACGATACGCCGCACCGGAACGATCCGAAATTCCTAAAGCATACTTATTTGAGGCGTACCTAGCCATCAAGATACCGCGCTAACAAACGTGTAAGAGGGAACTAGGTTAATACTTACCTTATCCCTATCTTCGTCCGCAGCCCTTATAAACTCTTCCTCGTAAAGTCCTTTTAAAAGTTGAACCCTGTCCGGAGATCTTTTTAAAGCTATGTAATAAGCTAGACCTGCGGCTAAACAAGGGTAAAACCGAAACGGAATTTCCACAGTGTTTGCTGAAGTGTCCGCGTCGTCTATCCTTACTAACCGGTCGTAGATAAAAATGTCCGTACTGTTCTCTGGAGTAGGCCATATTTTAAGAACAGGAGTAATCTGTCGGTCCACGTAGTATTGTGTTGGTCTTCCCGTAGTTGTTTTATTAGGTATATTTAAAAAAGTATCCCGGCTTACTCTAGATATAGAAATGTCTGTGTTGTTGCGGCGTATAACAGCAGACAAGATGTCTATGGTAGATCGAACATCCTCAATGCTTGGGTTGGCGGCAATCGTAGTAGTGGTAGCGGAACCCCCACTATCTGTACTAGAGACTGTCTCTCCGGCAGAAAAAGCTCCGCTAGGTATACTTAGGGTAATTGTAGTAGAGCTTGGCTTAGTTAAGACTACAGCAGTTGCCGCGCTGATTTGACCCGTAATGGTGTTTCCAAGAACTAAATTAGTGGAGGCACCTACCGTAGCCGTTATAGTTCCTACTGGATATTCAGCAAGACCCGACACGACTGTCTGACTTACTTGATTCATAGTCCAGCGATTAAGACCTCTATTCGCCCAATCTGCGAAAAGAAAATTAAGAGACCTACGAGCCGTAACCGCATCGTAACCAGTACGAAATTCTAAACCACATCGCTCAAACGCTTCCTCAACATAGTCTGCTACATTAGGCTCAAAGTCCTTAGATCCAGAAACAGCCATTGCACAAAAAACCTTTCACGATAAACTTAGACATCAGTACTGTTTCAAACAATTGATGACAATCGAATACGTGTCTCCACTACTATGTCCTACAGTAGTCAACTGTATGTCCCCGGTGTTTCCACCGGATGCTGCAACATTTGGAAGACCACTTATATCAGAGTAATCTAATGTATCCGAATAGTCTGCGGGAAGTTCCACAGCTATAACATCCGTAGTGGCATCCCAAAGAAGTTTTACTCCCATGCCAACATTGGTGAAAGTTATCTTTTGAATGCGAACTCCGGTACAAACAGTTCCATCTTGCAATGCAGCAAGAGCCGAAACATCTATTTTAGTAACCGCAGCTTCCCCTGTTCCGTCACTAGTGTTTGTGAGGTAAAAAGTAGCTTTCTTAGGTCCGTCTTCAACTTTGGTAGCTGTTATAGCATCAGCCATATCTGGATTCTCCTACGTAAGTAAAAGGCAGGGAGAATAACCCCCTGCCTAAACCTTTAGCCATTATTAAAATCGACGTTCATGCCAGTAATGCGGATCCAAATTTTACCTGCTGTATAAGCGGCGTTTGTTGCAGCACCTTGAACAAGATACACAAACTTCTTACTAAGAGCAGCCATAGTAGCCGCCGAATCAACAG